AGTTAATGATGGTAATCTAGAATTTTATCTTGAAGAGGAAAGAGTTACTAGGAAAAAACGTGACGTTGGTGCATATGCACTGTGTGAAAAGTTTGTTGATAGCACTGTTGATGTTGCAGTTTATTCTGATTGTTTCACACGATATTCATTCAAAACCCATTTAGAAAGAGTTACTGCTAGAAAAAAACTAGAACAACTTTTACATTCTAGGGGTGTAAAAAAAGTCTTAGATTTTTCTGATCATCATCATGAGTGTCATGCAGCATCTGCTTTTTATGGATCTGGATTTGATGATGCCGTTTGTGTTGTGATGGATGGGAAAGGATCTGTAATCCGAAAAAATGGGACTTTATTTTGTGAAACAGAAAGCATTTATAACTATGTAAATGGAAAATTTGTTCCATTATTCAAACACTATTCTTGTTTTTATAATCGTGCATTATGTGAAAAAATTGACAAACCTTTTTGGGATGGCAACAACTTATTCAGCAATCGAGTAAGTATTGGGCAAGCATTTAGATGTGTTTCTGGATATTGTGGATTTGATGAGATTGAAGCTGGTAAAACCATGGGATTATCTTCTTATGGTTCTGGTCCAGTCAATCTTTTCAACGAAGAATATGGACATAGTTTTTGTAGTAAAGATATCTATCCTAGAGATAATACTGGATGGACAAAATATTATGGTGAAGAAACTACAAATGAAAATTTAGCATACAATCTACAGAAATCTGCTGAAAAACATGCGATCTATATGATCAAAAAGGCAGTTGAACTTTCTGGAAAAAAGAATGTTGTAGTTTCTGGTGGGTTCTTTTTGAATTGTGTTTCCAACTATAATGTGTTAAAATCTTTAGACATAAATTTATATGCTGATCCGCTGTCATATGATGGAGGACATGCATTTGGATCTGCAATGTTAGTTTCTGATAAAAAGACAACTATGAAAACACTATACTTAGGACCAACTTATGATCTTTCTCACATTGAAGGGAAGGATACTTCGTATATTGAAGTTGCACGACTAATTTCTGAGAAGAATATTGTTGCAATGTTTCAAGGAAGATCTGAAGCTGGTCCTAGAGCATTGGGAAACAGATCTATTCTCTATGATCCTAGAGATCCAAATGGAAAAGATCACGTCAACACAATTAAAAAACGTGAGACATTTAGACCTTTTGCAGGAACAGTTCTAAAGAAATATGTTCATGAGTGGTTTGACATGGCAGGTATGGAAGAAAGTCCTTTTATGATGTATGCTGTTGATGCACATCTTGATGCTTGGGAACATATTCCTGCAATTCTTCATGTAGATAAAACCTGCAGAATTCAAACGCTAACTAAGGAACAGAATGAACATTACTATAATTTGATTGAAGCATTTTATGAAAAGACAAGAGTTCCTATTCTATTCAATACATCTTTCAATCTTGCAGGCGAACCACTTGTAGAGACACCAGAAGATGCATTGAAAACTTTTTATAATAGTGATATCAAGTATCTTTATTTTCCCGAAGTTCAGAAACTTATAATCAAATGAATATCTTAGGAATAAATCTTTCCAATAATGGATCTATTTGCTTACTCAAAGATGGGCAAGTAGATTTTTATTTGGAAGCAGAAAGAATTACAAGAAAAAAACTTGATTATGTTGTCAAAGATCTTGTAGATTATGTATCTGATGTTGATGTGATTGCAACAGTTGATGCTCATTGGCTTGGAACTGAAAAAAATATGCTTAGCGCAAGAGATATTGCACGGTTCAGACGTGCATTTCCTAATGCTAAACACGTTGATTATAGGAAGTCTCATCATCTAGCACATGCTGCAGGAGCATTTTATAGTTCTGGATTTGATGAGGCAGCTTGTATTGTAGTTGATAGTAATGGATCCAGTATCGCAGATAAACTAGAAATTGAAACCATCTTTCATGCAAAGACTGACAACAGATTTCAATGGAAAACTGTACATAAAAAATATTGGGATCCCCCTGAAAATGGTATAGGAAAACTATTTGAATATGTGTCTAAGTTTTGTGGATTTGGTCGAGATGATGCTGGTAAAGTTATGGGATTATCATCTTACGGATCTAATAAAGTGGATCTAAGTAATCTTGCACTCAAATCAAAGGAAGACGCTGCATATACAATTCAAATTCTTTGGGAAGAACGTGCATTAGAACTTGCTAATCTTGCAATCAAAAAAACAAATTGTAAGAACCTTGTATTATCTGGTGGGTGTTTCTTAAACTGTGTTGTTAACTACAAACTTCGCAAACAATTACCAAAAGATGTTAAAATATATGTTGAACCAATTGCACATGATGGTGGAACTTCTATAGGAGCTGCGTACCTTGCTTATTACAATCCCAAAATTAAAAATTCTTGATATCAGTGCAACGATTGGATGCAATCTAAGTTGTAAAGGATGTAATCATTTTAGTAATTATTTTGCCCCTGGTAGCAAATTAAATACAGATAAACTCATTCAAGATATCCACACCATCCTGCCCAGGATAGACGTAGAACGTGTCTCAGTCATTGGTGGTGAGCCATTGCTCAATCTACGCTGCAGAGACATCTTACACGCTTGTCTAGAGCATACAGAGACAGTCTATCTGTATACAAATGGCATCCTTCTTAATGAAGAAAACAGAGAATGGATTGAAGAAGACTTAGAAAAATATCCTGGCATGTCTTTACGTGTTAGTGTTCATATTCCAGAAGTTGTTGATAACATCAACAAGTTAAAGAGTAGCAAAGTTTTTGTTACAGAACACCATGATGGCAAAGATCGATGGTTCAATTCTATCAAACAATCTAACGGTAAAGTATACCCGTATGTTCATAATAATATAAAGCAAAGTTATGAGTTGTGCTCTTGTCCCAATACACAACTATTCGATGGTAAACTTTGGAAATGTCCTAATGCAGCATTTTTAAAAGAACTTCTTTATGTTACTGAACAATTAGAAGAAGATTTTTGGAAACCTTTTATTGGTGATGGATTACCAGTTGACTGTAGTGATGAGGATCTGGTAAAATTATGTGATAACTCTAGTAAACCTGAACAAATATGTAACATGTGTACTGCTAGACCATTGAAGTTTAGTGCAGCATTACAAACCAATAATCATAAAAAGATTATTACAACACAATAAATATTTACGAATTGAATTAATTATGCCCATATATCCTGTAAGACATTTAGAAACTGGGGAAACCCAGGAACTTGATATGTCTATCGCTAATTACGATCAGTGGAGAAAAGACAATCCCGAATGGGATAAAGATTGGTCTGCTGGTGTTGCTTCTGCTGTGAGTGCTGTAGGTGACGTTTATAGTAGAACTGATGGTGGATGGAATGAAATCCTTCACAAAGTCAGCAAAATGCCTGGATCAAAAGTCAAACCTCAAAAAACAACGCACTTCTAAAATGACCTCAAGGAAAAAAAGAACTCCTTCTCAAGTCGGCGCTGGCATGTCTGCAAAACAAATATCCAGAAAAAAACCTTTCAATATCGACATGATGGTTGATATTGAACCACTTACAGAAAATCAAACAAAAGTTTTTGATTCATATAAAGAAGATAAAAACTTATTTGTTTATGGTGCAGCAGGTACGGGTAAAACATTTATTACTCTTTACCTTGCATTGAAAGAAGTCCTTAATCCTTTGACTCCATACAATCGAGTTGTAATTGTACGATCATTAGTTGCAACTCGTGAAATTGGTTTCCTTCCTGGAGATCATGAAGATAAATCTTCTCTTTACCAAATTCCTTATAAGAATATGGTAAAATATATGTTTGAGTTACCCACTGACAATGACTTTGAAATGTTATGGGGTAATCTCAAGACGCAAGAAAGCATAAAGTTTTGGTCAACATCTTTCATTCGTGGTACTACTCTTGACGATTGTATTGTAGTTGTTGACGAATGCCAGAACTTGAATTTTCACGAATTAGATAGTATAATTACTAGAGTTGGTGAGAACTGCAAAATTCACTTCTGTGGTGATGCTTCGCAGTCAGATCTTGTCAAAACAAATGAGCGACATGGAATTCTTGATTTCATGAAGATCATTCACGCAATGCCTGAATTTGATTCTTTTGAATTTGGACCTCAGGATATTGTTAGATCTGGTCTTGTCAAGAGTTACATTCTAAACAAAATTAATTTGGGTCTCTGATGTTTCAACATGTTGATATTGAGTTTCCCGCACTTAAGCGGGAAACAATTGATGGAGTTCGATATTATGATGTAGAAGGTAGACCGATGGTATCTATTACCTCGGTCACCTCGCATTACAATAAAGAAATTTTTGTCAAATGGCGAGCGAAGATTGGTGAAGAAGAAGCAAACCGTATTTCTAAACGCTCCACAAATCGTGGTACAAAAGTACACACTTGTATAGAAAACTTCCTTTGGAATAAGAACGTTTTAGATACAGATCCTTTGCCAATGATGTTATTTACTCAGGCAAAAAAAATTCTAGGAAATATAGATAACATTTACGCTCTTGAGAAATCGTTATACAGTAAACATCTCGGTGTTGCTGGTACTGTAGATTGTATTGCTGAGTACACGGGAGAAAGTGGTGTTCCAGAACTTGCAATCATTGACTTCAAGACTGCAGAGAAACCAAAACAAAGGGCATGGATTGAAAATTATTTTGTACAAGCAGCAGCGTATGCTTGCATGTTTTACGAAATGACTAACATCCCAGTAAAGAAACTTGTCATTTTGATGACTTGCGAAAACGGGGAAGTTGAGGTTTACGAAGAGTATGATAAAAAACAATACATGGAAAAACTAGTTAAATACATTCAAAAATTTGTGGAAGACAAACTAAATGACTACAAAAACTGAAATCAAATCTGTCATAAAAAGTAAATTTTTATGTCAAGATAAGTTTACTAATGACATCGAAAACATTGTAAAAGATAATTCTGATATGAATTATATTGAAGCAATTTGTTTTTATTGTGAACAAAATACGATTGAACTTGAGTCGATTGTAAAACTTATTTCCAAACCACTGAAAGAAAAACTCAAGTGTAATGCAACTAATCTAAATTATTTAAAGAGAACTTCTAAGGCGAAATTTTTTATCTGATGGACAAAGAACTTAAAGCAAAAGTTGATTATGTAAGAGGTCTAAAAGGATTTTGGGTAGATAATTTTAAACAGATTACCGTTGAGCAAATTGCAGAATTAGAAAAACAAAGACCCACTACAAGACTTCTTAGTATTCATACAATAAACGGTTGCAATCTTTCTTGTAGAGGTTGTAATCATAATAGTAGTTTGCTTTCAGGAAAAAGTACTGTAGATATTGATCAACTGATAGAAGATATTGAAAATATTCTTCCTAAAATTTATGTTTGGAGCCATGTTAGTATTATTGGTGGAGAACCATTATTAGAACCGAGGACAAAGCCC